GCATGATAAAACTATATTGGTAAATTGACGAGTTTTATTAAAAAGGATTAGATAATTTATGGAATATGAAAGCAAAGACCTTTGTTTTACAAAATCTATAGAGGGATTCCCAGGATATTTAATCTGCAAAGACGGAAGGGTGGTTTCTTTATCCAAAAGGATCCATCAAAGCCCGACTCAATCAAGAATCGTTCGGGGAAAGTTTTTTAAACTTCGCCCCAATAGATATGGATATTGTCAGGTTAACTTAGGTCCATCAAAAAGCTCTAAAAGAGTATATGTTCATCGATTGGTTGCCGAGGCATTTATTCCAAATCCAGAAAATAAGAAAGACGTTAATCATAAAAATGGTATTAAAACAGATAATAGAATTGAAAATCTTGAATGGGTCACGAGATCTGAAAACTGTTTACATTATTATAGAATATTAGGCGGGAGGCCGCATGGAAAGTATAGAGGGGAGTCAGATGGAAGTCTTTATAAAATGTAAAGGATCTGGCGAAATGCGGTTGGATGATATGGTTCCTTTTCAAGGTGGACTAAAAGACCTTAGCGAAAAGAACTATTTCAAATTAAGAAAATCAATTTTGGAGAAAGGTTATATTTCTCCCTTTTTCCTCTGGGAAGATAAGGTTGCAGATGGGCATCAAAGACTTCGCACTCTTTTAAAAATGCGCGAAGAAGGAATCGCCATGCCCGAAATGTTTCCTATAGTTAAAATAGAAGCACCAGATGAAAAAACAGCAAAAAAAATAATTCTAGCCATATCCTCTCAGTATGGAACCTTGGGGAAACAAAATTTATATGAGTTTATTTCGGAAATAAATATGGACTTTCCAGAATTGGATTCGGCGTATGAATTTGATGCGATAGATTTTCCGGACTTCGAGCGTGAATACTTTAATGAAACTCCCGGAACAATTGAGGGTGAAGATTCCATTCCAGAAGATGCCCCGACTATTTCAAAGCTGGGGGATATTTGGCATTTGGGGAATCATAAAATAATGTGCGCTGATTGTACGGTTGGGGAAAATGTTAAGAGGTTAATGGGGAATGAAAAAGCAAAAATATTATTCACCTCGCCGCCTTATTCAGATCAGAGAGGCTATGAAGGGGCCAATGTTGATGTAGATTTTTTAATAAATTTCATCCCCACATGGAGTGATTTTACAGAATTATTTTTTATTAATCTTGGAATGAAAAGGAAAGATCATTCTATTATACCCTATTGGAATCAATATTTAGAAACCGCATATAAATCAAATTTAAAATTACTCTCTTGGTTAATTTGGGATAAAGGAGAGGCCGGATCTGTGACCAACATGACAACCATGTTTTCAATCGAGCATGAATGGATATTTGTCTTAGGCAAAAATCCTATCAAATTGAATAAGACGGAGATATGTAAAATGGGAGGCATGGAAGCCAGCAATTCAGTAAGGGAAAAAGATGGAATCATAACCCCGAGAGGTAATTTTGTAGTAGATAATTTTAAACAGATGGGAACCGTCATACGTCAATCCCCTCAAAAAGGTAAAAGACTAAGCATGGAGCATCCTGCCGTTTTCCCTATGAAGTTGCCCGAAAAATTTATTTTAGCTGCCACTAATGAAAAAGATTTAATCATTGACCCATTTCTAGGATACGGAACAACTTTAATCGCTTCTGAAAAAACTAACCGCAAATGTTTCGGGGTGGAAATTTCTGAAAGATATTGTGATTTAACAGTTCAAAGATTCGCCGACTTCACCCACCAATCCGATAATATTTATTTGGAAAGGGACGGGGAAAAAATCCCCTACTCCGCTCTGGTTGACTTAAATCCTATCCTATAAGACAATAAATTTATGCTAGATAAAACCAAACCCGAAAATAAAATGGGACCACCTACCAGGGATTTCAACTGGGAAGTATTTTATAAATATTTAAAAACCAAGCCCACCCTTGCCGATGCCTCGGAATTTATGTCCACCGAAGGAAATAATATTTCCGAAGATACCATTGCAAGAAGGGTAAGAGAAAAACACGACTGCACTTACGCGGAACTTAGAGAGAAAAAAATGGCAGGGGTGCGCAGGGCACTTGTCCAGAAGGCGCTAGATATGGCACTGAATGGCGGCAATGCTACCATGCTAATCTTTTCCCTAAAGAACCTTTGTGGCTGGCGGGATATTCCAATTGAAGAGGAAGACGAAGATATTCCTTTAAAAATTAAATTTAAAAAGTATGGGTGAGCGTGGTCGCGGGAGTTCTGATCTTCATTCCCTAAGATTAAGATCCGCCGAGCGTATAACCCCTCCTGCTGAGATATCGGAATCTGCTAAAGAGGTCTGGGATTCGATTGTAAACTCCCTTCCTGCAAATCATTTTGTGGAATCGGATTGCGCCTTACTTCATACTTATTGTGAGGCTTATGTTAATTGTTTGATAGCCCTGGATAAACTTAAGACCGCTAAGTGGGTTTATAAAGATATTAAGGGAATTGAGCAGCGGAGCAAGTGGATCGATGTTCTAAAAAGCCAGCAAACTTCTATGGCGCTCCTTGCGACAAAACTTATGATCTGTCCATCTTCCCGCATCGATGACATTCACCATAACCCAATGGTAAAACCAAAGTCTAAGCGCGAAGATTTAATCAATGGTTAAAAAGAAAATTAAATTATCTCTCCCAGAGAAAATGATTAAGTTTATAGAAACCCTTCGCCAACCTACAGGGGACGGAGTCGGATCCCCCATGAAGCTAATGGATTTCCAAAAGGAAATGATCCGGGAAGTTTATGGCCCCTTAAATCCGCAGGGATATAGAATAGTCAACGAGGCGGTGCTTTCCATCGGTAGGAAAAACGGCAAGAGTTCCCTTTGCTCCGCAATTGTTTTATGCCATTTCTTTCTGCCGGAGCTCTCCATTACCAATCAGGAAATATTACTTCTCGCTTGGACCCGCGAACAATGTGGAGCTTTATTTAAATCAATTGCGGAATTTATTAAATTAGATACCGAGCTAATCCACGACTTTTCTATTTCCGATTCCAGAAAAATAATAAAGCATATAGGATCAGGCGGTGAGTGCCGGATAGAGAGTGCTGAAGCGGCGTCATTACACGGGAGAAACCCCTCACTTGTTTTAATCGATGAGATTGGAAACTTCTCCGCAGAGAAGGCCAGAGAAATTTATTCCGTTGTCACTACCGGCTTCGGTGCCAGGAAAGAATCTTTAGTTTGGTTACTCTCAACCCAATCCGCCTCCGACAATCACATTTTTTCCGAGAAGGTTGATTATGTAAAAATGGTCAATCGAGGGGAGATAACCGATCCAAGAATAAAAGGATTTGTTTATGAAGTTCCAGATGAGCTAGACGCTTGGGATGAAAAAAATTGGATACTTGCTAACCCAGGACTTGATGTAATTAGGTCCAGGGATGAAATGAGGAAGAAAGCAGACGAGGCGAAAAGATTGCCCGCCCAGGAAGCATTCTTTCGGCAACTCTTTCTAAATCAACGGGTGGATAGCTTCACCCCTTTTATTACTAAATCTTTATGGCAGAAAAATAATCATAGAGTTGAAATAGAAAAGTTAATCGGGAGGCCTTGCTACGGAGGGCTTGACCTTTCGGCGAAAACCGATTTAACTGCTTTCGTTTTAATATTTCCAGATGATAACGACCCCGCAAAATTTGATGTTCAATCTTTTTTCTGGAAACCCCATGATACTTTAAGAGATCATAGCTTGAGGGACCGGGTACCTTTTGAGACTTGGCATAAGCAAGGATGGCTTTTTACCACGCCTGGAAATAGCATTTCATACGACTACGTTGCCAAACAAATTTATGATCTCTCACAAAAATATAATATCAAGGGAATACATTATGACAGATGGGGGATGACCACCATGAAAAGCGCACTCGACTCCATCGGGTGCCCAACTCCACTCGAACCATGCGGGCAAGGCTTCAAAGATATGGGCCCTTGCTGTAATATTTTAGAAGAATTAATTTTAGATGCCAGACTTCGGGCGGGGCTTAATCCAGTTCTCACCTGGTGTGTGGCCAATACTGTGGTTATATCGGATCCTGCCGGTTCCAGGAAATTTGATAAGGCACGCAGCTTTGGCCGTATCGACGGAACCTTAGGATTATCAATGGCGCTTCGTTTGTGGGAATTACAGCGGCATAACGCTACTTCCTGCTATGATGACCCCGCTTTTATCGCCTATATGACCGGTTCTGCCTAACTTTTAGACACTTTTACTTGACTATATTGCGCTTTTGCCATACTTTTGGCAATATCCATCCATGCAATTTGATTGGGATCCTAAAAAAAATATTAAGAATATCCTCGAGCATAGGGTTGATTTCGAGGATGCTAAAGAAGTTTTTGAGGATCCTTATCGGCTAACCTTCAATTCGGATTCTAGACATTCTACATTGGAGTGCCGAGAAGTATGCATCGGTAAAATTGATGATGGAATTTGCACAGTGAGATTTGTTAGAAGAAATAATATAATAAGAATAATAGGCGCCGGGTTTTGGCGAAAAGAAAGGAGGATTTATGAAGAAAAAAATAAAATACACTAACGGTCCAATTGGAAAATGGAAAATGGTCGAGGATACCTTGCCACCACCAGAGGAATTTCTAGCAGGTTCTGGCCCTGGAAAAAAGATAACTCTGGCATTGGACGAAGAGACTATTAATCTTTTTAAGGGATTTACTAAGGCAAATAAAAGGTCTTATCAGAAATTAATCCGATTGGTACTTTGGCGATATGCTAAAGCAAATTTCCATGGGTAGGTATCTTTACATCCTCCCCAATATCATATCCCTAATCACCTTTTGCTTTTTATATGCAAGCAAAATCCCCTCCCATTGGTATGAGTGGATGCTGGTGGTTTTGATAGTGGGGAATGTTTTGGGGTTGAGGGTGAGGATTAGGAAGAAAGTCAAATAATTCTTGACGCTTTAAATCTTCTTCTATATATATTCCACGATGCATCAAAGCCATATAAAAGGCAGACCTCGAAAGAAGCAAAGAGAGGACTGGATTGAATTCCGACAAATAATAATTGACCGAGACAAATTCTGTCTTGGGTGTCATTCCATTGAAAATTTACAAGTTCACCATAATTCTTATGCCAATTTCAATGAAGAGAAATTGGAAGAATTGGGGACTTTTTGTAAACCCTGTCATACCGCAATAACTAGTTCTTTGAGAGAAAGAAGATATCTAATAACAAGGAGAAGATTAAATGGTAAAAAAACTGAAATTAAAGTTAATAGGAGTCGCCCCCCTAATAACGCACAACAACCAAGGGGTGGATCCGCTAAACGAGTACGCAAAAGCAATAAAACAAATCTCTGGAAAAAAGCAAAAGACGGAGGCCGATCTTTACGAATTAGGTAGATTGGAGTTTGAATCTGGTCTGTATATAAACGAAAAAGACCAAGTGATTCTACCTTCTAAGATTTTCGAGGGAATGCTTATTAATGGGGCCAAAAAGTTTAAAGAAGGACCAGCAGCGAAAGCGGGTGCCTTTGTCGAGGAAGATTCCTTACTGGAATTTAAAGATATGAAAACAAAAGGACAAAATCTTTTTGAAAAAAAAGAATATGTCTTTAGGGCCCCCGTAAAAGTTCAACAATCAACCATTATAAGAACTAGACCCATTTTTAATAAATGGTCCACAACTTTTGAAGTTCAATTTTTCCCGGATGTTTGTCAAAAAGAACAAATAATTAAATGGATTGAAAGGGCAGGAGAAGTTGTAGGAGCAGGAGATTATCGTCCTAGATACGGGAGATTTACCGTTCAAGTTTTGAAATGATCTGGATTTGGCGCGGTCGGATAGGCTTCGGCATGGCAAGGTTTGTCTCGGCTTGCTAGGGTTCCGCAGGGTTCGGATTTTTATTTTAAAATCGGAAAACTTTTATCCCACGATGTGGCTGGGTGTGGTTCCGTCCGGTTCGGTTTGGTGCTGTGTGATTTGGCGCGATTCGGTCTGGCATGGCTCGGTAGGGTAAGGATTTATTTTTAAATTGAAACCCACTATTCATAGGGTCCGACTTGATTTGGTCGGGTGGTGTATGGTCAGGTGCGCTCAGCTTGTGTCGGGTTTGATGTGGTTTGGTCAGGTGAGGATTTATTTTAAAAACGAAACATTTTATCCTGAGGCTAGGTGTGATGTGATTTGCTAAGGCAGGATTCGATATGGCATGGTCTGGTTTGGCGCGATGTGGTTCGGTAAATAGGGGAGGGCTTTTGCTCTCCCTTTTTTCCTATTTAATTCCTTCTAATTATACTTTAAACTATCGGCATGGGTATTTTAGAACGCATAAAACAAGTATTTGCACCGCAAGATACTACTAATGTCAATTTTTCTTCACTTCCCATCTATTCTTTGCATGGAGAGCACGTAAATTCCGAATCAGCTATGAGACAATCTTGTGTTTTTGCTTGCGTGAAAGCAATTTCAGAGGTTACGGCATCTTTGCCCATAAAGGTTTACAAAACAGATTGGATATCTGACAGGGAATTTCTCCCAAATCACCCCTTATATTATCTTTTGAACTTCAGACCAAATCCCCTCCAAAGTGGTTATGAGATAAAGCAACAGATTGCGGCTTCCTTGGTTCTCCACTCTGTTGCTTATGTTTTCGTCCAGCGGGATATTTATGATCGTCCTGTGAGTCTAACGCCTATAGATCCTTCATTAGTCAGTGTTGTTTGGAACGATTCGCATACCGATTTAATTTATTATGTTGGCGAGATAGGATTAAAATTAACTGGTCAGACATTTACCAAAAGAGAAATTCTGCATATTAGAGGTTTTTCTAAAGGGGTAATTAATCCCCTTTCCCCCATAAATTATGGAAGCAAATCAATTGGATTGGATATTTCCCTACAAAAACATCAAGAGAGCAGCTTTGGCCCAAATTCCAGCAGGCCCGGCGGAACCATAGAGGGTCCGAATCCAATTTCGAGTGAAGTCGCAAAACGGGTTTTGGAATTATTCCGAACTAGCTATACGGGAAATGCTAATACAAATAAAATCATGCTTTTGGATAATGGATTAACTTTTAAACCAATTTCAATGAATGATAATATTTCATTACAACTCATCGAAAATAAAAACGCATCACTTGGAGATATTTGCAGATTCTTTATGGTCCCTGGACCTGTTATAGGATTTACAAAAGATAGCTCATACCAAACTGTGGAGCAAGTAATTTTGACTTGGCTCAACTTCTGTTTGAAGCCCCTCTTTCAATGTTTCGCTCAGGCGTGCGCGCGCGACCTTCTGAAAGAAAGGGACGTAATGAACTATGAAATCAGTTTCGATTATACGACGGTGCTTACTGGCGGACTAGATAGCACATCCCAGTCACTCGCTAGACTGGTACAGGGTGGAATTTTTACACCCAATGAAGCTCGCTCTTATCTTGGAAAAGATGGAGTTGATTCCCCGGCGTGTGACCAATTGTTTATCCAACAGAATATGACAAGTGTAGATCAACTTCAAAAACAATCGGAACAAGCCGATCAATCTTCCCAAGTACAGCAAGAAGCTGCACAATTAAATAAAACGATCCTTGAAGAACAGATAAAATTATTAAAGGAGATATAATGTTTCATCAATACCCCCAACTTAGAGCTAGAACAAAAGAATGGTTTAAAGTATCCGCCAAAGAATCCAAGGAAGGGGAGGTAATCGGTCAGGTGGAAATTCTCGACGCCATAGATGAAATGTTTGGCCTTAATCCTTCCGAGCTAATCGCTAAAATCCGAGCGATGGATGTGGACCGAATTCACGTGGCGATTAATAGTCCAGGAGGTAGCGTTTTTGGCGGCCTTGGAATTTATAGCGCTTTAAAAGCTCATCGCGCGAAGGTGACCACCGAAAATATGTCATTGGCCGCTTCAATTTCCTCAGTCATTTTAATGGCAGGAGATGAAGTATTCCAAAGAGAAAATTCCATGATGATGATTCATAAAGCTTGGTCTTTGACCGCAGGAAATTCAAAAGAACTAAGAGATACAGCTGAAATTTTAGATAAAATTGATACCCAACTTATTTCCATTTATGCTGGAAAAACAAAATTAGATCCTTCTGTGATTGAAAGTTATTTAGAAGCTGAGAGTTGGTACACAGCCGCTCAAGCTCAAGAACTCGGTTTCGCCCATACTTTAGAATACGAAACCTTGCAGGCCAAATCAGCTTTCGATTTATCTATATATAAAAACACCCCGGACATTCTTAAAAAAGTAACCAATGAGGCCCTATTAGCAAAAGCAAAGGAAGAAGAAGATTTAAAACGGGCATCTTTGCAAAAAGAATTTTTACGGAGAAGAATTGAACTAGCAGAATATTTATAATACACGCAGCGAAAGCTCGTTAAACATTTTTGATATAAAAAGGATTTTATATGAACCAAAAAGAACTAATCGATGAGAAAATAAAACTCATCAACGATGCCAGAGC